GGAGAGTTTCCCCTCCCCCTTTTCTTACGCGCCCGGAGACCCGAAGATTCCGCGAGGGTCGGACCAGCCAAACGCATAGCGTTCGCGAGCCTTGTACCTCACATTTCCGGTGTCGAAGTCGCCTTCCATGGAAGTCCGCACAGCCGTTCGGTTAAACCCTTTCAGGCCGTTCGGGGCATCCGTCATAATGAAAAACGCATCCGTATCACTCAGGAAGTGGTTAACGGCATAGCCTTCCGGAAGCATACCCATGTTCCGAATGGCATTAACATCGTTATCCGCAGTACCCGGACGAAGAGTAGACTCAAGCAGACGATCCGCAGTGAACTGAAGCTCCTTTGGAATAATCAGCTTCATTCCACGCACCGCAACTTTAAGCCCGCGCTCATCAACAAAACTAGCAATATCAATCAGAGACTGCTCAAGACTTGTCTCGTTAAGATCTGCTGCCGTTGAAAGTTCGTTCCGGAAAGTGCTGCCTGTAACAAGCGGATGGTCCGTAGCACAAAGCTCCTTCGCATCGCCACCCGTATACGTGCTGTCAAACGCATTGTTAAGAACCGCGGCGGCCTTAACCTGTTTTGTCTGACTCATGCTACGAGCAAGGGCCTTCGTGTAACGGCCCGCAAGCCGGTCATAAAGGTTATCCTCAACAGCTTCCTCCGTAATCGAAAACGCAAGCGCAATCGTCTCCATTGTATAACGAGCAGTGTAAGCTTCCTGCGCGTCATCGAAAGATACTGCACTTCCTTCTGATTTAGTGGGGGCGCTCCCAAAACCGGAAAGCATCACCTCTTCCTCAAAAGCACGATCTGAACTTTCCATAGAAAAGATCGCTTCGTGTTCCCGATCATATTGATCGTACTCCATTCCGAACAATGCGTTCAGGCCGGGTTCCAACTCCTTTACGAGTTGCGCTCTACTAATAGCCATTTTCTAACCCTCCTATACGCCGGTTGTCGAAGGCGTACCAGCCGCAATAGCGCCGTTGTTGCTATTGAAGTGGTTGTTAAGGCGGACGATGGCCCCGATACCCGCAGACGAGAAGTCTTCGTTCATCGAATCCTCTACCCAGCCCATGACCCGCATCTGCAACGCCGCCGTTGTTGCAATTGTACTGATTGCGAGGCGACCCAGCGAAATACCCGTTGCATCTGTCCCCGTTATAGCGGTTGAGAAGTTGGCATTCGCAAACACTCCGGCACGAGCCGTAGCCTTGCTAGTCCAAGTGGCATCCGTTGCAATCACATAAAGCTGCATTGGATCATCGTTGATATACGCCTTGATAGGGTGGTTGCTGTTTGCCCCAGACCCGGGCCAGTAGTTGCTCCAGGTTGGTTTCCCAGTGGTACTTGAAACGTACTCGCAACCTTGAAAGACACCCAACAGGCCTACTGTACCACCAGCCGCAGCGCCGGGAGCGCCAATATAGCCGGTAGACAGTGGAATCACGGGTTCCCCGTGAAAAAGCTTGTCAGTGTTGCCGTTCGCAATTTCATATAGCGAGTAGTTCGAAGTAGCAGTGGAATTGGCCGCGCCGCCCATCTTGTTGAGCGGACGGAGGCCAAAGCTTCCGTTAATGTTAGCCATTTCTCATGCTCCTCAAAGCAAAAGGGTTCAAAACAATAAGGCCTACACGTTGCTACGTTTAGGACCTCCAAATGTTACACGCGATTGTCGTTCAGGCTTCTGAATCGCCATCGAATGGTGCTGCGTCTCCTTCATAAGATCATTGTCAACCGCAGTCATTGCATCAGAACTCATCTGATTAAAGTATGACTTGCGCTCCTCAATAATCTCAATCGGAATACGTGCCAGCAACAAGCCGCCCACGCCAAAAACACCTTCATAGTGTCCGCTGTCTACGGTGGGGGACTCAAACTCAGGGTATTCCTCTTTTCGAACCAGTTCCCACCCCTCTCTCATACGAGCGGAAACATTCTTACGGTCGTCAAAGCCCCTGATTTCGGCTCTTATCCACCTATGGACAAAGCCTTCTGGCGGGTCCGGTGCATCCAATATGGATGGGGGTCTCCAAGGTTGCCTGCGGGGGTCAGCCGTTCGGGTCTTAGAAGCGCGAGGAGACCGCTCAATATTTTCTTCAGACATCGTCATCTCCTAGCGTTTGTATTTCGCGTACTGATCCAGAGGAACTCCAAGCTTCTTTGCTATTGCAACCTCGCTTGGAGATAATCTCACTGTTTTGCGCCCGGATGATCCGGAGCGAGTAGCAGAAGCAACCGCCTGTTGGGGGCGGCGTACTTCTGTGGCAGATCGCGATCCATTAAACCTGTGCGGGAACGCAATCTTAATTCTCTTATCAATCTCATCGTAATACTCAGGACTTTCCGTGTCAAAGCCTTCTTCTTCGACCAAAGTCTTGTGTATGCCAAACGCCGCGAACGTCATCGCGTCATCTTCGCCAAACCAACTGTTGCGTTGAGCCCATGTCAGCGCTTTAGGATCTGCTCGAATAGGAACCGGTTGTTGCTGTTGAGCCTGTTGCTGTTGAACCTGTTGCTGGTGTTGCTGCTGGTACTGCTGGTACTGCGCGGCCTGCGACTGTTGCTGTTTAGCACTGCGGACTCGTTCTTCTTCAATCGCCAACTGAGCCAGTTTTTTGTTGAGATCCACTTGAGCCGAAGTGTCGTTCGTAGCAATCGCAGTTTCCAGATCTCGGGACAAAGAGTCAGCCTGTGTGGCGACCCTGTCGCCATACTCTGCAACATACCCTTGATCCAAGTCCTGTACGCGGGTTCTAAGCTGGGTGTTTTCCGCCTGTATATTCCTCGCGTAATCAACCGCAGCGGCTTGTTGCCGCTCCATTTCTCGGGCTTTTTTAGTAAGCTTGTCAATACGACGCTTGACTTTCTTGCTGTATTCCAGGTGCTCTTCTTCTGGGTTTTCGTTGTCGGCATCTTCTGGATTAAGCTCCAGAGGCTCTACTTCCACGTCAACGGATTGTCCCGAATCCGGGATATCTACAACTAGCTCTTCTTGGTCGGTATCTGGCATGGTATCATTCCCATGTTAAAAATGCAGGATGTCTTCGGGATCCTGAATAACCGCAATGACCTCATCGTCATTTAAAACACGCACTTCGCCGCCGTCAATCTTAAAACGAGCGCCCGCGTAACGCCCAAAGATAATCCAGTCTTTTTCCGCGCACCACGCTCCGCCGGGGAACTTCTTCTTATCCGCATAAGCCAGTGGGCCTACTTTTAGTACATAACCGCAAACCGTGCCTACTGATTCCCTGTCCACAACGGCATCGGGAAGCAGGACTCCGCCTTCCGTGCGCCCCTTCCCCCGAAAAGGAAGGATAAGAAGCCTCCACCCCGTAGGGGAGGGCAACCTTTCAAAAGTATCGGGATCTATCTTGCTGGGATCCAGAACACGCTCTTCTGGCTTAACGTAGGCCTGATCTATGGACACTAGATTATCAGACTTTTCAGGTCTTTCAGACATTAGTCCGCCTTTTCTAAGATTTCTCTCAACTCCTGACTTATATAGTCTAAAGACTCAACGTTGCCAACAAGTTGTTTATATTCTTCGTAACTTGCCACCGTTCCAGCCGCCATCATTTCTGAGATCCTGTCCCGGCGCTCTCGAATGGATTTTAAAAGATGTTCTGCAAGCAATATTCCGTCCATGAAGTCCTCTATTCAGGGGTTTTCAAAGTCTAGGGCTTCTTATCTACTTTGGGAGCCACCGCCTTCTCATAGTATACAATAAGCTGTTTCTGCTGCTCTATAAACCGCTTTAACTCGGCCATGTTAAGGGCCAGAGTCTCGTAATCTCGAACCGAGATAGCATAAAATAACAGGTCCCCGTTTTCTTTTTCGAACCGTTTTTTAAACGCCGAAAAGGTGTCTTCCGTAACCACATAAAAGTGGATGTTGCTCAGAGAGATCGGGCGCGGACGGTTCTGCACCGGTATCTTTCGTTCGACCTCAACCGTTCGGATCTCCAACGGGAGAATCTTCTTAAAGCTGGTGCACCCGCTATTTAACAGCAACAGGGGCAGGAGGAACAGCACCGGATATCTTCTCCAGTGACCGGAACAATTTCTTGGTTCCATTGTTGATCTTTTTCTCCACAAGTCGCGGCTTCCGAAGGCTAAGTTTTGCCAGATTATGCTTCCGAAGTTTGCCAATCAGCACGTTTTTATAGCTATTTGCCTTGTCCAGATTCGTCTGAAGCTCCTTGTTCAGTTCCGCGAACTTCTCACGGTCTTCGATCATGGCGTTGATCGTATCGTCCTGTAGCTGCTTGGCCGTCTCCAGCTTGGCCGTGTTTTCCGTGAGGATACGAATACGTTCCTGGCTATCTTTATAGTAGTAATAGGCCCCGTAAACGCTGCCGCCCACTAGCCCGAGGACTATAATCAGCAGGTAAATTTTGAGCATCATTTCTTCCGCGCCATATGCACTGTCAGCATAATAACAACCGCGATAACTAGCCCCATGATTAGTATTTCACCGAGCGTAAACGGGATCATCATCGTTTATTTGCCCTTAGCCATGTAGGCCGTCATGCCCATGTAGGCTCCGACAACGCCAGCCTGACCAATATAAAACAGGCCAAAAAGGTCCGATAGCGCCTTTATTCGGGTATCCGGGAAGATAGGCAGAAACACGGCAAGCGTAAAGACCAACATTGATCCCATCGCGGTCCAAGCCATCCGGCGCTGGGCGTCGGCCTTCTCATGCTTCGATAAGGCTTCAGATGCTGCCAACTCCGCATCGCTGACGATTCCGTCTCCATCAAGATCAAGTTCGTCAAACGAACTGTCCTTCTCCAACTTCTTTTGGGGCATGTCTACCCCTCCGCGAAAGCCTTCAACATGAACGCCTCGTCGATTTCCTCTATCCGGGATTCTAGGGTATGGACTGTCGTATGCAGCGACCCAGTGCCGCTAGGCTCATAGCGATCCTTCAGTATCTCAACCTCCAACAGTAGTGCTTTCCTGTGCTCATTCGCTTCTTCAAAAGTCATTAATCACCTCTTCAATAGCGGGTTGTTTAAGGCATCGCGCAGCTTCTTGTCCTGCCTTTTTTCAAACACGTTCAATTTAGCGTCAATGCCGTTGACTTTAGCATCAAAGCGACCAGACGCCGATTCTGTGATATCGCGTATATTCTTCTCGGACTGACGTGCAGTGGTAGTAACTCGATTGATCTTGGCATCAAACCGCTCGTTTGCGCTTGCAGCAATGCCGCGCAGGGTCTTTTCAGCCTGTCTCATAGCCGCACGGGTCTCGGCATCGAGGGAGCGAGAGCGCTTATCGACCGCGGAAATGGCGTTTTCAAGGGACGCAGCGTCAGATCGTGCATCCTGCCGCGTATCACGCACAATTCCTTGTACTTCGAGCACCCGATTGCGAACTGATTTCATTTCCTTGGTCACAGTGACCATAGTTTTGCTCATAACAGCCAATTTCTTGTCGAAACCGCTTAAATCAGGCGCTGTATAGGAAGAAATCTGCTCTTTCATGTCCATATAGTCCTTGTAAACCTCAAAAGCACCGTACAAACCGCCTACAAAGGTCGATAAACCCACCATTACGGCGAGCATCTTGCCTCCCTTGAACTTTACGCCGCCAACTTCAACTTCAGCCATCTACTTGCTCCATTGGCTCTCGACCAGCGCGTTATGTACCGCTGATGCCTGTCCGCTAAAGCGATAATTTGTCATCCTGTCCACCATACTGGGACCGTCCGGCATGGTAGATGTGGAAAAGAACCCTTTCGCCGCGTCAGGTATCCCCGGCCCTTTAAAAAGTCCCCTGTTTTGGGCGATTATCCCCATTGCCACCAGCGTCACAGTCTGGGCGGCAGCGCCGTATTTCTGGCTTGGCGCAATGGCATCCACCACCGCCTGTGCCGCTATCGCCGGTGTTACAGGCGCGGAGGCTGGAGCTTCTGATGACGCCGACGCCGTGGCTGCTTTCCGCCGTGCCGCGGGCTTTGTTGATTTGCTCGCCGCCTTTGGTGCGGGTTCAACCGCCGCCTCAATCTCCGCTTCCGCCTGTGATTCCTGCTCCTGCTGCGTTTCAGAAACCGGGGCTATCGGCTGGATGGTGGGAGCAACCGGTTCTGGCGGCGGGGCCGGGGTGGCGGGCGTCGCAGCACTCGCCGGAGCAACCGTTTCAGAAACCGTGGAGGTGGCTGATACAGCAGGAGGAGGGGTTGATGTAGCAGCAACCGTATATGTGGGCAGAGCAGCAACAACCGGGGTCGAGAAAGTCTCCGTCGGCACGGTGGTCGCTGTGGTCGCTTGAATGATGTCCTGCGTCTCCGTCTCAATGTAGTCGGTAATATCCACCTGTACCTCCTCCTGAACGAAAGCGGTCTGGTAGTCGATGGTCAGGCTGGGGTTGCTGAATTGGGGGCCATAGAACCCAGTCGGATATCCAGCGTCGATTCCAAAAAGCTCAAGAATACCGGTCAACGCACCGTAGCTGTTAGTTGCAACAACATCCGCGAAAGTGAAATCTTGAAGGCCCGCAAAGTCCATTTCCTCCTCGTGGGTGAAGGTCTCGACCGTTGTGCCGGCATCCTGAAGCGTGATCGTCAGCGTGAAGATGTCGCGGCAGTCGCCAGACTGCAAAACACCGTTAGCACAAGTAGAAAGCTGGGCATTACTCGAATGACTGTGGATCGTGAGGGCTGAGTTCAGCGTAAATCCCTGATTGATCTCTGCTTCGGTCAGTGGAACGTCGAAACTGGACGTATAAGTGCCGCCGCCCCCCGTTGTTCCAGAGGTGCAGTACGCACCACTATTGCACCCGTGACCAGTGCCATAGGAAGTGCCGCCAGATGTTGTGAAATCTTCCATACCCGGTGCAAGGTTCCCGGTCGTGAGTTCCTCGGCAAAGGCTGGAGAACAGAGCAGACAGGTCAGGAGGAGCAGAGACAGTGCCTTCATTCTGGATACTCACCGGAATCGTCGGCAGGTTCCTCGGCAGACTCTTTCGCCGCCTTCGCCGCCTCTATCGCGTCCGCCTTCTTGCGGGCGTCCCGCCGCAGCTTGGTACCCTCTGGCGCTTCGGACGGGTTTTCAACCCAACTCTCCTTAGCCTGCGTTCCAATCTTACCCTCGTAAGGGCAGGGCGTCCCCGCCGACATCATGGCATCAAAAACGCGAGCGTCCTGGCACAGGAGCGATACCGCCGCGACTTTCAACCCAGCGCCATACAACGTGCGGCTTAACTTCAGAATCTCGCAGTTCTTGTCTCGTACCGTGCCGCCACCGGACACACCAAACAAAGAGGTCTGCACCGCACCAGAAACCCCCGTCACACATACGTCAGAATTATTGACGATCACCGAAGGGCTACTGGCAGTGGCCGCAGTCGTCTTCTTGTCGATGACCGTATTGGTGCCTGTCGTATTGGTTGAGACGGTATTGGAACTGCTTGACACGGTATTGGAACTGCTCGACACGGTATTTGACGAGGAACTTACCGTGTTGCCTACCGTGGTATTCGTCGCGATAGTATCCGTTGCACTTGCGGGACCGGTAGATAGAACCACCGCAAGTGCAGCAAGTCCTATCCTCCGAAACATGTTCAAATAACGCCTTTTTCCTTCAGCAGGAAGCCAAGTGCGCCGCCTACAACGCCGATGATGATAACAATCGGCTCGGAAATCAAAACACCTACCCCAACTATGGCACCGCCAAGTGCCGCATAGCTGGAAGGCTCTTTAAGTCTGCTTGTGATCCAGTTCATTACTTTGATCCTTGTTCAACAAATTTTAAACGTACCGCCGCGAAGAGCGTCACCCATGCCCCGGTTCTTACCCGTAACCACGGAAGCTTTCGCAACGTCAGGCGTTTTCTCTACCTCTCCGTCGTTGTAGGGAACGTACCCTTGATCCTTTACCACGATGCCCTTGCGGACAACGCCAACCGAACCCTTTTTCTCTGCCATGAAAATCTCCTATTGATTTCGCTGTTTCATTATCTCGCGTTCGCGAGCGGCCTGTATACGCGCAGCCACGATCTCTTCCTGCGACTGTATTCTCTCCATGCCAAGCTTCGTGCTTGCCTGCGCCTTCTGCTGGTCCAAAGTAAGCCTTGCCTGATCCTGCTGGTTTTCTGCTGCATCCTGCTTGGCCCGCATCTCCAGATCCTGCTGTTTCAAAGCAATAAGAGGATCTGGCTCCTCGCCTCCCCCGCTTATTTCGGCACTCATAGCTTTTACTTCTTGCAGGCCCTGCGCGATAGACTCAGCAACCATGGACTCTATTTCAAGACCCTGCTCCTCAGTTGGAGCCTGACCCTGAAGCTGCTGAATCATCTGAACCGCAACCTGTTCCTTGGCCTGAACAGAGACATGCTCCATGATGTGCTTCTGCAAAGCCATCGCAACAGTAGGAAGTTGCCCAATAATGGGAGAAGAGCCAAATATAAGATGCGCCGTTATATGAGCCTTGTGGTTCTGTCCCTGAAACACCTTTAACGTCACGTTTTCCAGCGCTTCGGAGTTTTCAACCGCAGGATCCTTTGGTGTCTCTTCTTCCTGGTCCACAACCTTCAAGATCGCATCTACGTCTTTGACACCTATCGCCTTATACATGCGGCGAAATGCTTCATACATATTATGAAGATCCGGGGCCGCTTGTGCCAACTGCAACTCCGTTTGCGCGAGGGTAACCCTTTGCGACATGGAGAAAATGTTAGGGTCTGACACAGGTATGACATCAACCCGGTCATCAAAATCCTCGGCTTTTATCGTCCGCTCCGCGCCCACTACATTATAGGGATACTCTGGCGGCAGGGATTCCCCAAATACCTTGGCGAGGAGTGAAAACTCATCTTTCTGGGCGTAGTGCATCCGCTTATGAATGGCGGACATTACCTTTGCACCCTGCTCCAGCATTGCAATGGTGGTCCCTACCGCAGCCTGCTGGTTGCCGTCGCCTACCTGCAAATTGGAAACCGCCGCAAAGCGCTGACCGGCCTCCACGCAGAAACCCATTAACTGGAACAGCGTCTGGTCCGCACCCTTGTACGGAAGCAACATCAAAGAGTCCCGGATAGCGCCACCCGGTGAATCCACGTCGCGGAACTCGCCCGGTGACAGAGGTTCGTCGTCGTTGCGTATACGGAGGCCTCTGGTTTTGAATCCCGCCGGAAGGTTGGACAAGGTCCCTGCATCAATAAGCTGGCGCAATGCTGCGGTGGCCGTGCGGCTTAATCCGCCAATCATGTGGATCAAACCAAGGCCGTAGAAACCAAAGCCGGGAAGGAACTTGAAGTGAACGAAATACTGGTTCTTGTTCCGGTTCTCGTCCTCCTCCTTGTAGTTACGGCGGATACTGAGGACCTTACCATTGTCCTCGGACACCGTAACAACATACGGAAGCTTGATGCCTGTCGGCTCTCCGTCTTCTCCTATGTCCTCAAACCCTTCGAGATCCAAGTCTACATGGCACTCCAGAAGCGTTACTTCGGTATCCAAACGGCTGGGCTCTATCCCCGCGATATCGTCCATCTCCTCACGGACTTCGGAAGGATCCGACTGAGATGCAGAAACCTCTATGTCGGCGTAGAACCCACCCACCTGTTTCTTGCGAAGCTCGTTCTCGGAAATCTGAATTACATGCGTGACGTTCTCCGCCGTCTCCAGATCAGTAGCGGTATACGGAACGACAAGTTGTTCCGCAGGGACGAACCTACTTACCGCCCGGCCAAGGAACTCGTCGTAGTACACTTTCTTGAACGTCGAGCCTGCAAGCGGCAGATAGAACAACATCTGATCGAACTCCGGAGTGTACTCCTTCATTACAGATGTAATCTGATAGTTCATGTACATGCGGACGCGCTCGGCCTGCTCCTCTATTTCCGGAGTGGCCTTTCCAAGAACCTGTGCATTCACCGGGCCTCCGGCAGGCAAAAGCTCTCCGAAAGCCTGCGCCTGAAACTGGGTCACCGCCTCCGCAAGAAGCGGGTGCGTCACACCGGCAGCGCCCCGGAAAGGTTCCGAGCGCTCCTCGTACTTGAAACCAAGAAGCTCAAGGCCTGTGCGATATGTCTCCTCCCAGTCCTTGCGACCATCCTTGTTGGCCTCATACTCATCCAGCAGATCCGAGGCAATTCTCGTCGCTACGTTGTCGTCCAACTCTTCCGCGAGGTTGTCGTAAAACCCGCCGCCCCCCTGGCG